CCCATAGAAACAAGAAAAGATTTGGATGCCGCCCTCAAAAGGAGAGGCGCGGAGCCGATTGAAACAAGCCATACAGGTTTAAGGATGATTTAAAGGGGGATGAACAATGCCATTATTGGAAAACATTAAGAAATTCAAGAAGAAAGCTGTTGATCTGTATGATACAGGCGAGGCTATGGGGAAAAAGTATTTTGGCGAAGGCAAGAAGTATAAAGGCCCCAGAGGAACTTATGAAAGCCTTTATGGTAATCAGCCTGTTCATGCTCGAAAGAAGAAGAAAAAGCCTGTAGTTAGACAGGCAAGACCATTAACCACTAAACCGGCTTATGCGGCTGATCGGCCCTCTGATGTGTTGAAGAATACTTCTAATGCATTTAAGAACGCCTATAAAGGGGCTAACCGTTTAGGAAAACGCATATTAAACCGGAAAAAATAACCAGGGCTAACCGCCAAAGCGCGGCCCCTAACCTGGGAGAACCTACGAGGCCCCAAATGAAAGAGAGGTAATCGTATGCCGGACAAAAAAGGTAAGACAGATGATAGTAGGAAGATCGCACCTGTTGATCAGCCTATTACCACAACCCCTGCAAAGGAAACGAAAACAGCCGAGGATAAGCCGATCTTGGGTAAATTCAAATCTCAGGAAGATCTTGAAAAAGCCTATACCGAGTTGGAACAAAAGGATGGTACTCGAAAGAAAGAGATTGGGGATCTGAGAAAAAGCCACGGATTATTAACTGATGAAGTGGGCCAATTCAGAACCGCCCAAGCTAATGCACAACAACAGGCTGAAAAAGACGCTTCCCATACCGATTTTGAAGCCCAACTGAAAGAGATCGAAACCAAGTTGGAAGATGGGGATTTGAAAATACCCGAGGCTTTGAGGTTACAAGCTCAAATCGTTTCAGAAATGACATTGGCAAGCGCACTTCCTGTTATGGATAAGCGCACAAAGGAGCTTTTGGCAGAAAAGGAAGTTGATGCCGCCGAAACTCAATTTTATAAAGACTTCCCAGACTATGAGGAAGTCGTTGCCTCTGGCGTATTGGAAGAAATCATGGCCAAGCATCCAGGGATTGTCGATGAAACAGTAGCCTATGCTTTTTATAAAGGTGAACAGCGATATGAAGAAGGCAAAGCCGAAGCTGAACGAATTGCAGAGGGATCTGACAGAGCCGGTAAATTAATGAAAGAATCTGAAACACCTGTTTCTACAGAAAAACCGGTTAGGAAAGAATCTCTATCTGAGGGTGATTTAGTCAAACATCAACTATCAACCTTAGACAAGATACGAGGTAAAGCCTAACCGATATATTTAGGAGGATATATCATGGGTTTAACACTCGATGAATTAAATGCCATTACCATTGACTATTGGGAAAGAACCCCAATCGACATATATTTTCTGGATAACGTTTTGCTCTGGAAATTGTTTGGGAGTGATAATCTGGATAACCAAGTCGTTGACGCATCCGAAACCGTTGACGGTGGTATGAAGATTAGGGTTATTCTCGAGTACGCTGAGTCAAATTCTGGCACTTACGGTAATACCACGATGATTGACCAGGCGAAGGGCGATATCCTCAATGCCGCAAGGTATAGATGGGCCGGATATTACTCGAGCAATACCATTGATCTTAATGATAAAATTAAGAACGCCGGTGATGCGGCCATGGTTAAATTGTCAAATGCCAAGATCTCGAATATTCAGAAAACCATCAGGAAAAAGATGGGTACGGATATTTATGCAAGCGCGGCTGATGATTACGCCTTCCTTGGGCTTGGCAATCTTTTCAATACAACCACAAGCGTTGCTTACGGAGAGATCGAGGAACAATACATGGCCGATTGGAAAGCCAATGTGATCACCACGGCAGAAGCTATTTCCTTTAAGACCTTGCAGAAGATCAGGCGAACTCCGAATTGTGGGCAAAATGAAACAGATAAACCTAACCTCTATATCACCACGGATCTCTTGAAAGACGGATTCGAGCGTACCTTGCAAGTCCAGGCGCGTTATCGTGATGTAGATATGGCCACGGCAGGGTTCGAAAATGTCTTGTTCAAGGGCCATCCGGTAGTTGCTGATGATCGACAGTCGGCAGGCAATCTTGAAGCTCTGAACACCAGGCATTTAAAGTTGAGGGCGCACGAAGCCTATAACTTTACGCCGCCTGTTTGGAAAGCCAATAATCAACAGCCGGATGTTTGGACAGCCGACCAGAGGTTTATCGGCCAATTCACCTGTAACCACAGAAAAGCTCAATGCCGCCACACCAATTTGACGGAGCCGAGCTAAACGGAAGAAGTTGAAACTATAACCGGATGCTGATTAATTTCAGCATCCTACAAATCACAAGGAGTATATCATGGATCAAGATACCAGATTTCAGATGCATCTACTCACAAGCACGACAGCCGCGGCGATCAAATACTTTCGTGTTCCTTACAAATGCACCGTAAGGGATTTGAAAGTTACCGTTCAAGCCGATCCTGGGGATGCCGAAACCGTAACCCTTGAATCCGGTGGAGCTACCATTGGTGTTGTCACTCTTGGCACCGATATTGCCGCAGGCGCATACGCCGATGTTGTCAAGGATGCTTCCGAAGGCGATACTGTGCTTGCTAAAAATGATCTGTTGACATTGACAGCAAGCCAGGTAACGGCGGTTGCCGATTATGTCCTTGACCTTGAACTCGATCCGAAAGCGAGGGCTGTATAATCTATGAAGAATCGAGAGATAATTGAGCAAATTGCACACATTGTTCAAGATCCTTCATATTCACACCCGATGCTTTTGGCCAAGGCTAATGATGGGATAGGGAGGGTTGCCGCATTGGTTGACCTTCCCGATCTCAAATCTTCCGCAGAGGTAGCTACCGATACCTCAAATCCGTTTGTTGCTTTGCCGACAGTTGCCGGTAATACCTTTCATGTTGGCAAAAAGGATGCTTTGTTCTTTGTGGCAAGCCAAGGCCAGGGCGTTGAGCGTAACATTGTCGAATCTTGGATCAAGTTTTTACAGAAGTACCCAAGATTGGATGAAACCGGCGATGTTATTGACGTTTGTGTGAGGGCCAATCTTTTGTATTACCAGGGCGTACCATCTACAGCCGACACGCTTGATGTTCATTTCTATCGTAAGCCTGTTGTAATGGTAAACCCAAGTGATGAACCTGACGGAATACCGGATCACCTTCAAAGGAATCTGCTTGTTAATTTCGGTTGTTGGGATTGTTATTCAGAGATAGAGGATGATGAATCCGGCAGAACGCCGAACACCGATAAATATGAGAAGCGTTTTTATCAGGCAGTTTCCGAGCTAAAGGCTTATCTGGGCGTTCCTGATGCAAGGCCCGAACATTATGAGTACGATACGGAGGATTTTATCTAATGTCAGACAATAACAAAACCGCAGAGGAAAAGAGGCCGGAATTAACACCGGAAGCAAAAGCCGAACTCGAGGCTCGCAAGGATAGTGGTCAGGTCTTTATTAACGATATGACTTACTTTGTAATGACTCAGGTTAGCATTATTCAAAATGGTGATTTTAACATCAATGCTCTTGTTGAGGGCGGCAGAATTACCGGTTTTAATTTCTCGATGAATGGCAAACGGCTCTACAGGCCTTTTGTTTCAGAGGAAAAAGAAGATGCCGAAAAACCTAACCCTATTTAAAGGCTCAACAGGGTTGAACAACAAGCAAGATCCGGTCAGGTTGAAGTACAACTCGAGAACCGGGATTTCAGAGCTTGCCGCCGCCTCTAATATAGTCATTGAAGATTCGCGCAGAATTTCGAGGCGCAAAGGTTACACAAGGCGTTTAGAAGGGGATTTTCATAGCCTGTTTTCTGATGGCGGTGATTGTTTGTTTGTTAAGGAAGAATCCGGCCAGGGGGCCTTATGTTTTTTATTCCCTGACTATACTTATAAAGCTGTTCGTGCGCTTACACCCAATGCCCGAATGAAATATGAACAAATCGATGATGTAATTTATTACATGAACGGTTACGAGAGGGGCAAGGTACGCAAGGGTGATTATCAAAGCTATGGTTGGAATAAAGGCGATTACGTTGGCCCAGAAACCAAAAGGGTTTTTTCTGATCCACCTATCGGTACTGATTTGAGGTATTACAATGGTCAGATGTATATTGTTCAAGGCCGTGTAATTTGGGTTAGTGAAGGATTTAGCGTTTCTTTTTATGACCTGGCCAACAGCTATCTTGAATTTGAGGATAGAGTTAATTTGATCCGGCCTGTCGCTGATGGCCTTTTTATTGGCACCGAAAAGAAGATCATATTCCTTGAAGGGTCTGATTCTTCTAATATGTCTGAAAGAACGGTTGCCGATTTTCCGGCTGTAAGCGGAACCGATTGTACGTTTACCGGAATATTAGGCTTTCAGAAAGGCGGTTCTGTTACCATTTCCTCTGAGGGTGGCACCCAATACGCCATTTGGTTATCTCAAAAAGGTGTATGTGTAGGTGGGCCGGAAGGTGAATTTGTAAACTTAACCAAAGATAGATTAGTCTTGCCAAACGCTTTAACAGGGGCCGGATTGATCTACAACAACGAATATGTTGCAACAATGAATCCTTAATAAAGGAGATTTGAAAAATGGCTTTAAGACGATCACAAGGACTTTTAAATAAAATGTTGGGATTGAGGGCAACTGTTGCCGCTATTGTTACCCACGGTGTTGATTCGGCGGCGTTGACTTTTAATGGCACATCCGATCAGATTGAGTGTGTCGGTGATGATTTGATAGTAAACGGATTTATGGCCGGAATGGAAGTTACCGTTTTTGGTACATCCAGTAACAATGGCGTAACCGGAGCCTTGATTCAATCGGTTGCCGCAACATATCTACAAATGGATGCCGCAGTATTGACGCAAGAAGCCGGTGCCGCCAATATGTCAGTTATTGCCGCAAGGGGTGGCTCTATGAAAGACATCATGGCAAACGGCGTTATCAGGGTCTATTCTGGGGCGCAACCGGCAACACCCGAGGCCGCAGTTACCGGAACGCTGTTAATTGAGATTACGGTAGCATCAGGGGCCTTTGTTGCAGGCTTAGAAGCAAGCGGTCTTGAATTCGGTGATCCTGTTACCAATTACATTGAAAAGTGCGCTGATGAAGTGTGGAGTGGTGTAGGCCTTGCCGCCGGAACAGCCGGTTGGTTTAGGTTTGTTGCCAATCCTACAGATGGTGGCGGTTTGGATACTGCTTTGCCGCGAATTGACGGAACTGTAGGGATATCTGGCGCAGATGCCGCCATTAGCAATACGCAGATAGCTGTAGGAGCTACTTATACGCTCGATACGATGAAGTTGACGGCTCCAATGCAATATGGTGCCTAACCCTTAACTGTAAGGGAGGTACCTATCTATGGCCACAACGTATTACTCAACGACTGATCTCGATGCACTTGTTCGTGGATCGTTTACGAAAACGACTGATCTCGATGCACTTGTTCGTGGATCGTTACGCCTACCAAAAGGCTTTGTAGCCTTAGACTATACCGGCCAGGTGGGTTCCCATGCCCCTGGCGATTTTATTATCGGTGGCACAAGCAATGCTATTGCTGTTCTTATCGGCCTGGTCGATAATGGTGCCACCGGTACGTTTTTTTTCCAATCA